CTAGGCATGGTATTTTTACTTTTTTTCAGAAAATACTTGCATTGTCAAGTACAAGACTACATAAGGTGACAAATGGATACGGAGCGTGGAAAAGAGATATTGAAAACTGCGTGTATGAATTACACTGAGTTTAGCAGGTTGGTTGGAGTAAAGCCTATCACAGTCAGGCTTGCATTCAGTGGGAAGAGATTGAGTAAGAAGATGGTTAGTTTGCTTGAGGATATGGAGAGCAATCAGAAGGATGAGGATGCGAAGGAGGAGAGGCGTGCGGTTAAGGTTGGTATGATCATGCAGAGTATGGATGAGGTACGCAGTGCGAAGGTATATTTGTTACCTAAGAATCCATACCTTCGCTTTATTGAGTTTCCAGATGGTACACATGGCAAGTTCCGTGCAAAGCCAGGTACGTTTGGATTGGGGAGTATGGTCAAGGTTAAGCGTGAGGATGGAGATATGTACACTTTGGAAGGGAATTATGACAGGAAAGGAAGATTAGTATGACTTTATGCGCAGATGATGTAAGAGATAGCATGCCACTTTTCCGAAGTGGTTGTGGCGGTTTAATTCCGACCTCTGCGCACCAACTTACATTTGCTAAGTGCAATGTCCATAGAGCATGTGAATTAAACGAAATATGGCACAGTAGATTTCCAAAGATTGATTGGAGTAATGTGGTTAGGAATAAAGACTACATTTGTTTCGTAGCTGAATTTGATGCCATTGCTTATGCCTGTGCTATTTGGTCAAGTCCAATTGCAGCTAATAGATTAAAAGAAGGATCTACCGCACTTGAGTTGCGTAGAATGGCAATAGCAGATGATGCTCCAATTAATACTGCAAGCCGAATGATTGGATACATGCGAAGGTATATAAAGAAAGAATTACCACATATAACCATATTAATTTCTTACCAGGATACTGACGCACACAAAGGCACTATTTATAAAGCAAGTGGTTGGTTACCTGCGAATAGGAGCAAGGGACATTCATGGACTTGCAATGATAGAAAAAGGAATAAGGAGCAGAGTTTAAGTGATAAAGTAAGATGGGAGGACAGATTAATATGATAGATGATGATGAAGTTGATTACGATGTACGAGGAGACATGCCGAGCGAAGAGGGGGTGGAGAGTGAGGATGAGCTTCAACGCATTGAATGGGAACGTATCAAGAGAAGGTAATGACTTTTGTGGATGATATAGAGATGAAGGACTATGCATTTACCTTGCTTGGTCTAATGTCTGAAGCAGATCGCATTCTGGTAGAGTTGTATTATTTCGAGGGCTTGAAATACAAAGAGATAGGCAAGAAGTTTGAGGTTTGTGGTGCGCGTGTGTCACAAGCGTTAAAAGATATACTCAAGGAGTTGAGGCGTGTGGTGAGTCGCTTGGATATAAGGAAGGAAGTTAAATGGAGGTCTGTGGTTACCAAGAAGTCCATACTGTATAACCACGATACATACTCTCGTAATAAGTTAATAAAGAAGCGCAAGGAAGAGAAGGATGCTTGTAATGCGTTTGATGGGAATACACGTGCATTTGAGCAGTATTGCTTTGAACATTATAGAAGTCAGTGGAAATACAGAATGGAGAATGGGCTATATGTACACCCACGTTTTCGCAGGCTTTATTACAAGAACCTCAAGTTATTTAAGGATGCATAATGTGGATAATACCCAAAACATTATCTCATTTTGTACCGGCTACTCCGGGCTTGAAATTGGAATTAAGCGAGCAGGCGTGGATGTTCGCACAGTCTGCTACTGCGAACGGGAAACTTATGTCCAAGCAGTATTGGTTAAAGCAATTGAAGAAGGTAGGCTGGATGAAGCGCCTATCTGGTCTGATTTGTCCACCTTCCCAGCATCAGAGTTTCGTGGAAAAATACGTGGCATCACTTGTGGCTACCCCTGCCAGCCGTTTTCATCATCAGGGAAGCGACAAGGAGAAAAAGATCCAAGACACCTCTGGCCTAGAATTAGAGAACACGCCAGGGCAATTGGAGTTCAATGGATTTTTGCAGAAAACGTCGAAGGACATATCTCGCTTGGACTCTCCACAGTCATTAGCGATTTGGAAGAAGATGGTTACAAAGTGGCGGCAGGCATATTCTCAGCGGAAGAAGTTGGCGCTCCACACAGAAGAAAAAGAGTTTTTATCTTGGGCAACTCCACAAGCAAGCGATCATGTGGAGGGAGCAAGGACATCACTAGAGTCCAATCAGAAGTGTTTGGGCAGGGATCTAAAGATGTGGCCAAGTCCAAGAGCAGGCAATCCGGGAAGCAGAAAGCCAGGAACAGGTGGCAAGGTATTAGCGGAGGAAGCCAAGAGACACGCTGGCCTGCTAGACCAGGAGAGGAGCAATACGAATGGGAGTCACCGAGAACAGTTGTCACCAGATTGGGTGGAAAGCCTTATGGGTCTCCCTACAGGAACAAGCGACTTGCACTCTTGGGGAACGGAGTTGTCCCCCAAACCGCAGAACTAGCATGGAAGACTTTATGGAAGGAAATGAATGCTCAGTAAGTTACGCAGAGATGAACGAAGCTTGGCACAGATTTTGGAACAAGAATCAATTGGCAATCAATACACGTGGCACAGTGTATCGGACAACGATACCACGCAAGATGCCCCACCAGGGAAAATTTGACATCGTAAATCATGGAAGACGCAAAAAGGCAATTTATACATGAGTTGAAAAACTTGATCCATCGCTGGTCAGAGGAATCTGACTTGGAGGATTCTGATTTATTGAACTGCATGAATGATGCAGTGGATGAATATTTTGAGGAGGATGTTGTGGATTTTGAATGCGACATGGAACTAGAGGAGGATGAAGAATGAATGTATATGCACCAACAGGAGAGAAACTAGAGAGCTGGCCACTATGGGTGAGGAGATTAACAGATGAAGGTATGGTTCTTAAAAGTAGGGTCATGGAATTGGAAAAGGAGAATAAAGAACTTTCCAAGGAGGTGACTGACTTGAAGGTCAGGTGCTGTGATATATGGAAGCAGTTAACCGAGGAACAAGCTCGTAATGTTAAGTGAAAGTACCAGAGGGCTACAATCCGACCTTTTGGAAAAAATACGGACGAGCGATATCCGAATCTCATGCCAAATTACCGAGGTGCGACTTGAGAAAGCTAGGGCCACCACCCTTGCAATTAAGCCCAGAGACGTTGGAACGGATAAGGAAGGTTGGCAAATTGGTGAAAAAGAAATCCCGTGCAACTCGCTCGAAGAAGCAATCATCGTAGGGATAGAGATATTGAATCGTGGGTAAAAATTTATGATAAATGCAGAAGATCAAATGAGACAGGCGAGCCTTACCTCTGAGGAGTGGTATTTAAATGCTTGCCCTAAAGATAAACTACAAGAACTAGCATCAGACCCCATGATTATAGCAGCTAAAATTATAGCGGCAGGTTTAGATGAGTTAGCTATGTCCAACCGCATGATTGCAGAGAAGATTAATATGGAATAGTAATGGGTAAAATAACCTATGCTGACGAAATAGACGCACGCTTTGGCGTGCCTTGGACAGATGACTTTAAGTATGTAAAGGGAGAGTTGGAGTGTGCATTATCAGATGAGGAGATAGATAGACTAACTGTACAAGATCCTGTACGAGCAGAAACACTTACACGCTTGCTCCTCGATCAACCAAACAGCGAGAAGGAAGATCCAATCGAATGGGGTTGGACTCTTCCTGGGTGGCGTAGGGTGATGGATAATTGGAAGGATACAAAGATACATGTTTGCTTGGGTGGTAACAGATCATCCAAGACCACCTTCGCTTCTCGCTTGCTTGTACACTTGGCACAGAACATACCCGAAGCAGAGATACGTTCTTTGCATGTCAGTGAGGAGCGTAGTATATCAGATTCCCAGCGTTATATATGGGATTCCCTTCCGGCAAGGTACAAGAGAAGCAAGAAGAAGAGTGAGAATCATTCATTGCAATACACACAGAAGAATGGATTTAATGCAGGCAAAGCAATCCTTCCACCCACACATCCAGATGCAGAGCGTGGGAGTACGATATACTTTAATAATTACAGGCAGTACATGGCAGACCCACAAATCTTTGAGGGATGGGCAGCCCATGCAATTCATGCAGATGAAGAGATTCCTGAGAATATTTTTAATACATTATTGGCAAGACTTACAGATAATCATGGTCGCTTAATTCTGACCTTTACTACTCTGCAAGGATACACGCCACTAGTTAATAGTTTACTGAAAGGAGCTACGACAGTCAGGTCAAAGTATAGTGCGTTAATGGATAAGGAACTACCCCTAGAGCAAGTGTCTGCGAATTGGCCTGACTGTCGCATATATTATTTCTGGTCACAGGATTCACCATTTGTGGATGCAAATGAACTTGTGCGTACCTATTCCAAGCAACCACAAGAGGTAAAACTTGCTCGATTATTTGGTATACCAAGTAAGAGTTTTGAAGGAAAGTTCCCAAAATTCCAGCGTGAGACAAATGTAATAGAACATAGCAAGATACCATTCATACTAGACCCATCTGTACCTGTAACACGTTACTTTATCTGCGATCCAGGTGGTAGTAAACCTTGGGTTGGATTATGGGCAGGTGTAACGAAGGACAAGAAGATATACATCTATCGTGAGTTCCCTGACAGTACAATGGGAGCATGGGCAATCCCACACATTAATGGTGCTGGTAAAGCAGTAGGAAAGCCTGGCCCTGGACAACGTCCTCTAGGTTGGGGTTACAGTGATTACAAGGATTACTTTGAAGCACAGGAAGATGGTGAGGAGATATTTGAGCGGATAGTTGACCCACGGATGGGTGCAGCCACAGTGCGCACAAAGGAAGGGGAGAGTAATATAATTAACACGATGAGTAACATGGGATTTGTATTCCGTGCTGCACCTGGTGTGTCCATAGACTCAGGTATTGCGAAGATCAATGATGCACTATCATGGGATGACACAGAACCAATGACAGAGTCAAATAGACCAAAAATCTTTGTGTCTGATAGATGTGAGAACTTTATAAGTTCAATGCTTGAATACACAGGCAGTTCCCGTCAGGAGCATTGGAAGGATATGGTTGACTGTATTAGATATTTCATGGTCAGTGGACCTGAATATGTGACCAGCGGAAGTATCCAAGCCACAGGTGGTGGTGGATATTGATCTTGCCCTAATGGCTACAAGTAGCTACATTATGCTACGCATATGCAGTCTGCCGCAGATCCTGAATTACTATATGTCTCAAAAGAGCCTGACATTGCTTACTTGGCCGAAGCGTACAAACGTACCCAAAGCGATTTAGGTGAATGGTTAGACCGCAGGCAAAGAGATTATGATACCCGCCATTGTCATTGGTCAGGGCAATCAGATGATTTTAAGAAACATGCTTCTTTAAATTCCACAGGTGAGGTATTCCCCTGGGAAGGTGCAAGTGATCAGCAGGTAAGACTTTGCGATGAATTGATTTCCTGCCGGATTGCAATGAGCATGAATGCGATAAGACGTGCGCACATTGTAGCCACTCCCACAGAATCAAATGATGTGGAGCGTGCAAATGTGGTAAGTAACTTTTTACGCTGGTTAATTAATTCCAAGATGGATGAATTTTACCCTGAAGTGGAACTTGGACTGAATCATTTCTTTGAGAAAGGCATGATGGTTCATTACTGCTGGTATGAGAATAAGGAATTAAAACAACAGCAGACCATCAGTTTACAGGAGATTGCCCAGGCACTGCCACAGATTGCTTCGGCAATTCAGGATGGCAGTATGGATGAGGAGTTAAGCGAAGCCCTTAAAGGACAGTTTAACATTAGTAAATCCAAAGCTAGGGGAATGCTCAAAGAGATGCGCAAGGATGGTGAGACCACTGTTCCTGTGACCCGTCAAGTGGTAAGCAGACCCAAGATCAAAGCCCTTGCCCCAGATGAGGATGTGTTTTGGCCTAGTTATGCAATAGATCCACAGGAAGCTCCGTATATGTTTCATGTGGTTTCCATGACTCCTGAGCAATTAAGGTCTAAAATCAGCACCGAAAAATGGTCAGAAGAGTTCGTGGATGCAGCCATTGAGTTGGCTGGACAGGGAGAGGATGTGGATGAAAATATCTACCAACTCCGCGAGGATGATAATTTTACTAGAAGTGATGATGATAGTCTTGTTAGAATTGTGTACTGTTATCAAAGACTGTTGGACGAGGATAATGTACCTGGTATCTACTGCACAATCTACCATGCCAATATACCTGATCTTTATGCCAAGCATCAGTTGCTTGATTATCAGCATGGGCAATATCCATTTATAGTTACCACCCTTGAAAAAACAGACAAAAAATTATACTCGTCTAGGTCATACCCGGAGCTTATTGAAAGCTTGCAGCAGGTACTCAAGGTCGAAACAGATGCA